GACAAATGGTATGAACAAGGCTTTATTAGATTGTGCAAAGGGTCTTTGATTGACCCGCACGATATAACGTCATGGTTTGTCGAGTTAATGAATAATTACGGAATTTATCCATTCAAAATTGGTTATGATAGATATTCGGCGATTTACTGGACAAAAGAAATGCAAGACGTTTTTGGCGACGTTATGATTCCAGTTGCGCAAGGAAAACAAACGTTGTCAAATCCTATGCGCATGATGGGCGTTGATTTAACCGCAAAAAATATCATTTACAATGACAACCCAATTACAAAATGGTGTTTGTCAAATATGTCGGTTGATGTTGATAAAAACGACAATATACAACCTTGCAAAACTTCAAACGCACGTTTGAGAATCGACGGCGGTGCGTCTTTGCTCAACTCGTATGTGGTTTTTAAGGATTACGAAACAGAATACAGGGCGTTATTATAATGGGAAAAATCAATTTCAGAAATTTATATCATAAATATTTCGGAACGAACGCAAAAACAAGGCTTGACGGTGCTGAATATTTTAAATTGCTTAATTATTCTATTGGCGAAATATCAGGATTCAGCGGTCAAATATACGACGAGGCGACAATAAGAAGTTGCATACACACAATTGCGACACATTGCGCAAAGCTAACACCGCAACATCGCCTTAATAAAAAGATTGCAAAAACAAAGTTGAACAAAACATTGTATTTACGTCCGAATCAATATATGAGTGCGTTTGATTTTATTTATAAAATAGTAACGCAACTATATTGTACGGGCAACGCCTTTGTTTATGCTCATTATAACAACAAAGGGGAAGTTGTCGGACTTTATCCGATAAATTGTTCAAGTTTGCGCCTGTTGAAATATAACGGCGAAATGTTTATCGAATTTTCGTTTTTAACTGGCAAACGTGTTTGTTTGCCATATTCTGATTTGATTCACATTCGCAGACATTTCAACGAACACGACTTTTTCGGGTCGGAACAACATTCGCCGTTAAACACACCGTTGAATGTATTAACGACTATCAATCAAGGCATAATCAACACAATTAAAATATCGTCCGCATTGCGCGCGATTTTAAAGTTCAAATCGGTTACGCCTGACGAGAAACAAAAGAAAATCAAACAAGAGTTTGTTGACTCTTATTTGAATATTAACAATGCTGACGGTTTTGCAACACTTGACCCGTCCGTTGAATTGCAAGAATTAAAAATGAATCCGCAATCAGCAGACGACAAGCAAACCGCAATTGCTCGCGAAAACATTTACAGGTTTTTCAACGTTTCTGAAAATATTATCACTTCAAAATATAACGAAGAGGAATACAACGCGTTTTATTCATCAGTAATTGAGCCGATTGCGATTCAATTATCGCTTGAATTTACATACAAATTATTTACGGAAAACGAAATTTCATTCGGAAATGAAGTTGTATTTTCAGCAGAACGAATGACTTTTGCAAGCAATGCAACAAAAGCCGAAGTCATTGCGAAGTTAATGCCGTTAGGTATTTTCAGCATAAATCAGGCATGTGAACTAATGGAAATGCCGAAAATCGAAGAGGAATACGCAGACCGTCATATTATTTCGTTAAATTATGTCAATGCTGAAAAAGCTGACAAATATCAGAAAGTTGACGACGATTCTGGCAATAAAAATAAAGGAAAAAACGACGATGACAACAACAAAGACACCTGAAGAAAAAATCAATCAAAAAATGAGAAGAACGAGCGAACAAGAGATTCGTTCAGAAAATAACGACGCACAAGAAAAAGTGCTTGAGGGTTACGCCGTTGTTTTTGACAAACCGACTGTTTTGTATGAATACGGCGGAATTGAATACAAAGAAATTATTGACCGTCATGCACTTGATAACGCTGACCTGAAAGACGTTTGTCTTAAATATAATCATGGCGATAGTGCATTGATATTAGCACGAACAAAGGGCGACAGTCTTCAATTAACAATTGATAATCATGGCTTAAAATTTCGCGCAAAATTGCCGAACACATCAAGCGCAAATGATGTTTACGAACTTGTTAAAACTGAAATTTTGAACAAGTGTTCGTTTGCGTTCAGATGTGAAGAGGAAAGTTACAATTCAGAAACACATACAAGAACTATCTTGAAAATAAAACGTTTGTATGACGTTAGCGTGGTGGATATTCCCGCTTATGATGACACAAACGTTGAGGCACGCAGTTTTTTTGACGGAATTGCAAAAGAACAAAATGCGACGGCACGCGCGCAGAGGGTCAAAAGGTTAGTTTGTAGAACTTATTTGTAGATACTTAAAAAATATGAAAGGTAGAAAATCATGGACAAACTTTTAAGAGAAATTTTAAAAAGAAAACAAGAAATCCGTTCAATTCTTAACGGTCAAGAAGATTGCGACGTTGACGCACTTGAAAAAGAATTAGATTCACTAGAAAAAAGACAACTTGCTATTGAAAAAAGAAAAGATTTAGCAGACAAAATCGGTTCAGGCGAAATCGTTGCAACTGAAATCGAAAATCTTGAAGAAAGAAAAGTTGTTGAATATGGCGTTGATTCAAAAGAATATCGTTCAGCATTTTTCAAAAAGATTGCGGGCGTTGAATTAAACGAGGCAGAACAAAGAGCAATGACAACCAATGCGTCAAGCGCGGGTGTTGCAGTTCCGACCGCAACTATGAATAAAATTTATGAAAAAGTGCGCAACGAATCCGTTGTTTACGGTCTTGTTACAGTTTCACACTTACGCGGTAATGTTTCTATTCCGTTTGAGGGTGTAACAAACGCCGTTGAACGTAAAGGCGAGGGCGAAAACGGCACAGTTCAAGACGACACACTTGACGAATTGAAACTTGGTGCGAAAAAATACATCAAGTTAGTTCGTTTAACATTTGAACTTGAAAACACCGCTATTGACGCACTTGAAGATTATATCGTTTCAGCACTTTCAAGAAAGTTAATCGACGCTATTGATGAAGATATTATCAAGGGCGACGGTTCAAAAGGTGCTAAAGGTATTTTGAAAATCGTTACAGCAACCGAAACAACTGGCGAATCTTGGACTTATGACGACATTTGCGACCTTATCGGCGACATCAAAGCAAAAGCGCGCAAAAACGCAACTTTGATGATGTCAACAAATACTTTGTATAAGCAAATCAAAAAGATTAAAGACGAAGACAAAAAACCTATTTTTAATCCTGATTTAAACAAAGTTTTAGGACGTGATGTTGTAGAATGCGACGACGTTCCGGACGGTACAATTTTATTCGGCGATTTTAGCGGATATATGTTCAACTGGAACAAAGACGCAGTAATCGACAAATCAAAAGAGGCTGGTTTTGAAAGTGGCGATTCAGTATTCAGAATCATCGCGCTTGCTGACGGTGGCTTGTTGAATTTGGGCGCATTTACTGCAAAAGCGGTTAAAGCTAGCGCATAGTATGGGAGAGATAAAAGGATTGTTGAGGGCGGTTAATACAACCGCCCGTCCTTTTAGACTAGATAATTAAGGAATAATTAAGATGTCTATTACACTAACAGACATAAAAAACTATTTGCGAATAAATCACAACGTTGATGACGCATATATTGAAAGCCTGATTGAAACCGCAAAATTGTTTATAAAAGAACAAACAGGCGTTGAACTCAAAGAGGGCGACAAGGTTTATGAACAAGGCGTTTTCTTTTTGGTTGCACATTTATACGACAATCGCAGTCCGATTAGTGAAAAGGCGGTCAATACTGTTCCATACACACTAGACGCAATATTAAAACATATTAAAATACGGGGCGCGTTTGAATCATGACAAATAGGGGAAAATATAATCGTTGGATTGTTATTTACGAAATGCAAAAGTCGGACGAGGTCAACCGATTAGGCGAAAAAGTTGAAAAAGAAGTTCCAGTCGCGTCGTTTATGGCGGGCATAGAAACACGCGTCGGCGGTTTATTAAGCGGGCGTCCTGCTGATACAGTTATGACAACCGTTACGCATAAATTTACATGGGATTATAACAATTTCCCCGAAATATTACCCGACAAGCATATAATCGGGTATCAAAATCATCGTTTTGATGTCAATTATTCTATTGATGACGGATTCAAAAACGTTGAATTACAAGTTTTTGCAACTGAAAAAATATAAGGAATAACAGGCATGTCGCAAGAGGGTTTT